CCTGTTCCCTACTCAGGGTCATAAACATAGGCAACAGCATCTCAACTGGAAGTACATATATTTAATTTTCGGCTACATGCGTACGCACATACCATCGTTGAATTTCAATCAACATAAGCGTAGTTTGTGTTGCAGCTTGGCGAAGATTCCCACAACCTAGGGGATCTACCTCATCTCTGAAGGGAGCAGATGCAATGTCGGAGGCGCCATCAGTAACTCCTTCGGAATTTGTGGAAACGGCGGACAAGCTGACTGAATTGGTTTCTGACTTGTCGAGCATCCGACCAGACACAACAGCGCGGCTAGCCAGCAAACTAGACTTCTTGCGATAGTCATCAGAGATCTCCTTCGATATTTGGTTTTGAACTTGAGCCACATCGGCAGCGTGCTGCTCTTGCTTTGCTTGTGCAATTTGCACGGTTTGCTTCTCAGAATCCCACTGGCGCTGCAGACGGGATTGCCCCATCTGCAGGCCTAGTAAGAACGCCATGAGAAGCAGCAGTCCCTTGAGAAACAAGGATTTATTCAATTCGAGGAACGCACGGATCCAGCTCATACACCCTCCCCGTCCAATGAACCCAAGTTGTAGGTACCAATCAAACGGATGAGCTTGTCGGCATAGTCAGGGTCCGTGGCATAGCCAGCTTTAAGGAGCGCACGCGCAAAGGTCTGAGCTGAGATGCACAGGAAGCAGTCTTTGTAGCGAGGGTTACGCTTCAAAAATGCAGCATGGTCGTCCACACTGGCCTGCCATGTCGGGTACTTGCGCCACTTAGCGGGCACGACGACCCATTGCCCTCGGAGGAACTCCTTGGTGTCAAGCGTCACGGTTTCCCCGCGCCACAAACTGTCTGCCTTAATCCCGAACAGATTCCTCGCCGTCTTGGTGAGACCTGACTCACCCCAGCCAGACTCAAGTGCCGCCTGGCTCACGGTGATGCTTGCTGGAACACCCGTGGACTTGTGGCAAGCCCGTGCAGCAGGCCCAATGAGTGCAATGAAGTCTTGTGGTTTCACAGCATTTCCCTCACATCTTTGGCAACCTCATCAATGGAGGCATCACGCCTCTCCTCTATGAAGTTAAAAATCCACCGCACCAATGCCCAACCGGGCAAGCCGCAGGCAAAGATCAAACCGCCCATGGCGCACAAGCCAACCGTCGAGAACGCCCAGTGGTGAAGCTGGAAATACTCGATCGTGGTCGCACCACCTCCAATGCTTGAGACCACCGTACTGATCAACCCCACTGTCCACTCACGCTTGTCACGGGGCGGCGTCATGAGCATGACAACGACCGCAGCAAGCGTTGCACCACTGGCTGCGGCAGCAGCCGTTCCACCAAAGGCTTTGTATGCCGCGGCGGCTCCTGCCACTCCGCTACTCGTAGGTTCTGGCATTTGATAACTCCCAAAAAAATGCCCGCCTGAATCACTTCAAGGCGGATTGTGAACAACTCGTTCGTTTATGTTTGATCAGCGGTGTGAACGGAAGCGCTTTCTGCAACGCAGGTCACCTCCACCAAATCAGCTCGAGGCTTCACGCTCATGACGCGCGCCATCTGGGCCCAGGTCTGCCCCACCCCAAATGCAAAGTGCGTTCGCTCCTCACCTCCACCCGTTTGGATTGCAATGCTCGGCGCTTGCTGCAGCACTGCATGTCGCTCAGTGGCACCGCGCGTCACACCAATCGGGTCAGTCACAGAACCATCTACGCGTCTCAAAGCGATGTAGTGATTCGCCCCTGTCTGCCAAGGCAAGCGCTCAGAACAGATCAAGACCTTTGATGCTTCATCCCAAGACAAGGACTCGCCACTCACACCCCAGCTGGGCATGTCATGACTGATGGCGATCAAGTCCCCGTAGGTCGGAATGAGCCCTTCCAGCTCCGTCCTAAAAGTGATGATTCGTCTGCGGTACCGATTGGCCGCTGCGATGTACTTGCCCTCGCGCATCGCTTGGAACTTGTCGGTACAACCAAAGAGCTTCAAGCGAGCAGGTTTAGACAGGGCCGACCCCGTAAGGGCTACCGTGACCTCATCAGGCTTCCAGCTCTTGGGGTTGAAGTATTCAACCGTGACCGCATCCGCTGTTGCATCCCCCGGCATTACGTACTGAATTTTCAAACTGCTGCGCACGATGTTTCGGGTGGAGAACAAGGCCACAGGGATGGTCTTGGGCTCATCTCGAACAATGCGCACGATGCCGCCTTGCAGGAACGGCACCGCACGTCCAGCTCTGGCAATCTGCCCCATGGCATCCCAAACCGTTAGGTTTTGGTCGAACACCCCATTGAACGTATCCCCACGCGCAGACCACACACCATCCAACCGAGTGAGTGCATTTAGATCAAGCTTTGCGTCAGGTAAACCTGCCCCATAGCTTGAGCGCGCTGCATCTGCAAATGCCCAAGCAATCGAACGAGTGGCTTGGGGTGCACTCCACCCTGTGGTCTTCGACCAAACAGGGAGTTTTCGTGTGACTAGGCAGTTCACCAAACGAGATGATCGCTGCGACAAGTTATCCGTTGCCCGCATGCGCAATGCCAGCAAGGTCAAGTCCGATGGCAATGATGGATTGACCAGATAGCCCTTGGCTTGCCCCCAGCGAAGCTCATGCCCCGCACGGTTGCTTGTGTCTTTGGTATCTAGCCTTTGAACGCGCACCTCATAGCGACCTGCCCCTACCCCGTACTTGTAGGTTCTGCGTTGTGCCGTATTGGTGGCAACCGAATAGGACTCATCCGCAAGATGGATCCATCCCGAGGTGGCATCTCCATCGTCGTTGATAGTTCTCGCCTCAACACGCCACTGGACCGCACGACTATCTAGCGTCCCACTGTCTGTTGCGTAGTAAAGACCACGCATCATGACCACATCAATCCCGATTTGATTGATTTGAGTCCCCACAGGATTTAGTGCAAATGGTCCGATGATGCTGCCGCCCGTATCAGCGACGGCAATCAACTCCTGCCCGGTGACTTCAGCAGCAGTCACCACATCGTTGTTGAACAAGGTGTTTTGACCACCCGGCTCAATGACTTGGGCCTGCACCTCTTCGAACGAAGAAATGGGACTGTCATCAATCGACAGCTCTTCAAACTGGAAGTGCCCAATGCCGATCACATGGAGCTGATGCAGGTACTCTTCGTTGTTGACGTACTCCGTATAGGGCATCGCTGCCAAATCCGGATAAATCAGATGCTGCCCATACACAACAGGAATCGGCTGGGACAGTCGCCCATAGTTGCCACGCGCCTGCAGTGAGTAAGTTGGACTTGGTGAAGATGAGCTGGCTGTGGCATTGGGCAGACTCTGATTTGGCAACGGCACCAAGGCATTCACGATGATGGAACCTGTCACAGCAATTGCGGTTGATGCCACCGAAGTCGCAACTGCGCCTGAATATCCGAAGGATGCGGCCAGCTCAGCGCCATAGGCGTTGGCCACAACCAATACGGCAATCATCAAAACAGTCTGCAACGGGTTCTTACCCCCGCCTCCACCGCCTTGCGGCAGCGACACCAGTGCGATGACATCTCCAGCCTCAATGAGGGTCACGCAGCGTTCTGTCATCAGCACAGGCTTACCGTTCTTGAGTACCAGCGTTGGTTGCTCAAAAACGATCTGCTGTTGGGTCAACCATTGGCTGATGGTTGGACTACCCTGAACGTGATGGACATCACGCTCATGGGGATCGAATGGGTTTCGAAGCCAAATTACGACACCGTCATTGCTGCTTGGCATGGCTCACCTCGAAATGCATAAAACCCCTCGACACGCCAACCATGACGGTCAAGCGCCCACAAGTCCTGGAACACCACGCCCACGCCTTGCGCGCAATGCAGCACGCCTCCGCCATCGATGTCTAGCCAGACACCGACATGCACCGGATATCTGGACTGACGCATCAGTACGGCATCCCCATGCTTTGGATTCGAGATACGCTGCCAGCGTTTTCTCTCGGGGTGTTCGTTGAATGTCTTAAGCACCACACGCAGATCCAGTGCATCCACAGGGATGAGCGGAAGCACCCGACCGAAGTGATTTCTCTGCATCCATAAAAAAAGACCCCAACAGTCAAATGACTCGGGGCCTCGTGCGCCTGCTATCCATGGGCGACCGATGTATCGATGCGCCCAGTAACCGTCTGTTGGTTTCATGACTTACCCATCACCGGGCAAGTCCCGGAAACTCTGTGGAGGTGTACAGCCGTCCCGGAAACGCTTTGTTCCCGATATCCACCATTCGCGCTCTTGCAGTCACTCGCATCACATCCGCTTCAACCTCTGTCAGTACCAGCGTGATGGGAGGGTCCATCTGCGGCCCCTCCACATCGTTTGACAAGTACGGGCG